GGACGTCAACGAACAGGTGACGGACATGCTCGACGCCTACGACCGTCATAATAGCATCGCCACCGAGATCCAGTAGCATCGTCATCGCGACATAGTAGCATCTTTTTGCCGATGCTACTGTCCGGCGGGAAAAACTCCCAAGATTTCGTCAGAGATACCCACAGTTTCGCCGGAGATACCCACGATTTTTTTCGTTACTGTGGGTATTATTTTTAATACTTCCAACTTGTCCTCCTTCCTATCCGATACGTTCCAGCACAGGCCATACTGCGCTGGTTCAACAGATAGACGGCTCCTTCGAGGGCGTCGGGGGCATCATCGTGCGCCTTGCTGCCTTTCTCGAACATCAGGAGCTGTTCCACCAGCTGCATCATACCTGGCGCATCCTTTTCCTTTTCGTTCAGGAGGATAAGCCCCCGTTCAAAGAGCGGCTGCATGGCTTCGATGCGGCTGAACTTATCCGGCTTCTTGCGGCCGTCGCCCCGGATGGGAATCTGGTGGCCTGTGGCGTCGCCCACCTTGCGGAACTCGTCGAGCATCAAATCCTGAATGAAGTTGCTCTCCATGTAGTACATCACCGGGACGCGCCCCGCCACGTAGCGGTCTATCTCATAGTGCCAGGCGACCATTGCAGAAACGCTGGTCTGGTCGGCGTACGCTTTCAGGACGTGATAAGCCCCCGTCCGCGTCTTGCCTACCAACATCGTCGCTTTGAAGTCGTTCGTAGCCGACGCCTTGAACGACGGGTCGGTATAGCAGATAAGCGTGCGGTACTCCTTCAGGGGTAGCATCCGTCCGTACCGGATATGCTTGCGAAGGAACACGGCACCCTCGTTTATCGGGTTGTTCATGTACTCTTTCTGAAAGCGGCGTTCGCCCATGTAGGTACGAAGCTGCTGGATTTCCTCACGGCTGTACTTCTCTTTCCAGGAAGGTTCACCGGAAGCATCGAGGGCATTGACTACCGTATGGTGTGTTTCCGGGCGTTCGGCAAAGCGGCTCAGGATGCTATCCTTGCCGATGCGGTTGCCGACCAGGACGAACCGCCCGCGTCCCATGTCCATCGCACCGAGCAGGGCGGAAAGACACCAGTCGAACGCCGTCGAGATGCGGGAGGGGTTGCGCACCATCTCGTCATCGTCGATGTCATCAATCACGATGTAGTCCGGACGTTGCCCCCGGTTCTTGATGCCGCGCGGCGACTGACCCCGTCCGAGCGCCATGAAAAGCATCCCGTCTTTGGTCTTGAACTCGCCGATGCTCCAACTACCCTCATCAATCTCGATACCGAAGTCCGCCCGGAGCAGGGTGTTGTATTGCAGCTCGCATTGAAGGTCAGACAGGAGCCGGTCGGCACTGTCTTCCGATTTGCTGACCAGCACCATGACATGTATCGTCCTCGCTTCCTGTACCATGAGCCAAATAGGAATCAAGAGGCTGATATGGGTACTCTTGGCATGGCCACGAGCCCACTCGAATACGGCACGGGTATGGCGGTGCGCCTTCAGATACTTCGCCGCATCCAACTGGAACTTCCCGCAACGTGTTATTTCTCCCGTCTCCTTATTGGTGCAAAGGTGCGGAAAGTAGGTTTCTACAAAGTATTGATAGTCTTTCCGAGCCCTTTCGATGCGGGCTTCCCTTGTTTCGCCGGTATCGGCCAGGCGGAAGTCCGCCGACAGGATGAGCTTCTTGCGCTCTTCCCATTGTTTCCATCGCTCTTTGGTGATACGTCCTTTAGCCATTGTTGATACGCATTAAAAGGTACTTGTCTTGATACTTGGTAAGGAGCTGGACGAACTCGGTTGTGATGGCCTTGTCCGATGCGCTTTGCTCAATGATATAGTCGCCGAACTTGGTCAGGATGTCCGCCACGTCGTCCATCGTATAGCCGCCCTTAATCTTCTCAAGCTGGCTGGAGAGCTTGGCGAACTCGTCGCCGTTGAAATCTTCCTCACTATCCAACAGCTCGTTAATCTTCAAAAGCGTTTTGTTGATAATCTGGTCGCGGCTCACAGTCCGGGCAACACGTTTCAATTCCCAGCCTCCGTCGTCTTTCCATTTGACCAACGTCTGCTGACTGACACCCACCCGCTCTGCAATCTCCTTTTGAGGAACACGCTGCATGTAAAGCAGATAAGCGTACTCATACTTCTGCGGGTCTTTCACCCGGATGCCTTTTGGCTCTTTCTTTGTTGTCATATTTCATTCAAAATTATTATTCCACAATTTTCAACGTATCCCCATCTCTGTAAAGCTGACCGGAAACCAGGTTTCCCTTGCTGGTCGGCAGGGCATCCATTTGGATAATCAGTACAGCCTTGTTTGTGTATTGGTCAATGCCTGCATAGGCCCAGAACATCGCCGATTCTGTACCGGCAGTGCAGGACAAGGAAAACGAGTTTGAGGTAAGTAGCCCCATACTATTTCCTCCTTGAATTCGTAACAGGCTGGAATGAAACAACGCAGAATCACCCTCGTTCCCTTCGTCACCAACAAGTTCAATCGAGGAGCCATAATTGCCAAACTCCCATATACCCACCTTCTTATTGTCCGCATTATAAAGAACGATATCCTGATTAGTGGGATTTATCTCCACCCGTTGTCCATCCTCTTTTGTCCTGAGAATGACGTTCTCCATGACACCCGAACGGGCATAGATCGTCCCCCTGAACACCCCGTCGTTGGCATAGACCGTGCCGCGTACATAGGCGTTGTTCAGGATGGCTAGCCCGCCGTGCGTAATGACTGCGTTTGCCACACCGGTTGTCAGGGCCGGGTTGCTCACCGCCCGGATCGCCTCGTCCAGTGTGCCGCCTGCCCAGAACGCCACGTCGCTCCCGTCGTTGTACACGCCAGATATGCCACCCGTTACCTCCGTCATCTCGCCGTCCACGTAATTGCCCACCATCAGTATGTTGGTCAACACCAGCCCGCCGTAGATATTGGTCTCGTTCCGGACGGCATCCAATACATATTTATAAGCCAACGCCTGTGCCTCTGACTTGTCGTTATCCCGCGAGGAGGGCTCCCAGTCGGTCGCTACCGTCCCACGCTCCAGCTTGATCTCGCATACCGTTGCGTTGGCGGATGCCGTAAGGAAGAACCCCGCCGAGCTGTTCACCCGCAACTTCGCCACGTACCGCTTGTAAGAGGAGGTGATCGTAAAACCCTCCGACATACCGCCCACGCCGACCGTTACCGTCCCGCTACCCTTCGCCCTGAAGGAAAGGGTATAATCCTCGTCCGCCTCGACCGGTACGATCGGTTGCTGGCTGAGCGTACCGGAGAGGACACAGGCAAAACCGGAGCGGCTTTCGGTATCCGCTATCACGTTAGCGCTTCCGGGTACCGTCCAATACTTTAGCGGCTCGCTGAACAGCTCTGTGTCGGTCGCCAACGAGCTTCCCGATGAGAGCCCGACAGTGGTATAATCTCCCGTGAAGCCGGTATTGAGCAGGAGGTTGTCCACGCCGACGGCGATATCCGAGAAAAGTGCCTCCGCGAAGTCCTTAGCGTCCTCTGAGGCGGAACCGATGGCGTCACCCAATCCCTCTATATTCTCCCATCCGGACGCGCTCCGGAAGGAGAAATCCCCCACGAACCGCCCGTTCGCCACGTCGAAATAGGTACGCCCATCCGGACTGATTATCTTGTCCAGCCGCATCCATCCGGGACCGATCTCCGTAAACCCATAGAGCGTCGTCCAGCTGCGGATGCCATCTACCTCGCTACCCAACGTCCCGACCAACAGGTAATAATATCCGTCGCCTGGATCGAGCTTGTAGGCGGTCAGGGAAAGCAGGAATGTACCGGTGTCTCCGTCCTTGTCGCATTTGGCGTAAAGGTACATCGCACTCTTGTCATCCAGCGGGGGCGAGTCGTAGGCCGCCACGTCCCAGAACCGGTACTCCGATGCCCGGTGTTCGGAGGATAGCTCCGTGATGCCGAGCGTCATGTGCTGGACGATACCGGCAGGCGTGGAGAAGACCTTCGTCTGCTGGTTATAGGTAAACGGGTGGTCGATAGCCACCGGGCTTTCCTTGTCGTCCACGAAGCGGAACTGGAGGCTCTCTGCCCCGATCAGCAGGGACATGGTCTGCACGTAAATCGGGTCGATACCCTCTGAGAAGCCCTCGATGGCATCCTCCAGCATTCTCATCGTCTCTTTCGCGTCCCGGAAGCGTCTTTGGGTAAAACCGATGGCGTCCTTGTAGCGGTCCTCTCCCTTCACCTCGTTGCTGTCTATCTTGCCCAGCTCGGAAGAGACAAAGCCGGAGACCGGCGTGTTCGACAGTTCCACCTCCGGACTGTATGGTCGGTTGATGTAGTCTTTCACTCCCGTAATCCGGATATTGACCCCGTCGGGCTGGAATTGCGTATCGCTAAAGTAGATGTAAGTGCCCGGCTTCATGTAGCCGCCGACCTCGAGCCAGCGGGATTTACTCCAGATACCGTCTAACTCACCTTTGAACGTGAAGGTCTCCTCCTCGTTCTCGTAGAGGTAACGCACCGCCTCGCGGAACATATCCCAACTGGCTCCCGTCTTGCTGGCATTATCGCAGACGTAAGCCGACGGCAGGGAGATATTGAACACCGCGTAGGTATCGCCGACAGAAGGTTTGCGGTTCTCGTTCGGGATGGTTCCGCCCTCTTTCTCGACCGGTACGAGCTTGAATCGCCGCTCGGCATGGATGTATCCAGTCAGGGCTTCGTCGGTCTGCTCGATGTCGAACTCCTCACCGGTCAGGACTCCGCTCTGGAAGATGATGGTCGCCTTCTCACCGGGAATGCGGCAGGCGGCGTAGTCGAGGTCGTCCGGTATCGAGCTGTCTTTTATGTCGTATAGATTATTGGCGGCATCGACGGCAATCACCTCCGACACCGTCCCGACGCGGCTGGGATAGATATCCGAAGCGTCGTAGCTGTCCTCGTTGTGATTCGGCAGCTCCCGGTCGGCGCGGGTGATGTACATCCCGTCTTCGTCCGTCTTGTAGCGGCGTCCTTCGTACTCCAGTTCCTGACTTTTCGGCAGCAGCAAGGTAGAGGAACCGTAGCTGGTCGGGTCGATATTCCGCTCGCCACCCTGCACATAGAGGATGGAGACCGGCGCCTTGTCGCCCTGGTTTTGGCGGCCGACACCCGTCTTGAAACCGTTCCCCCGTCCGTAGCTGAGCGGCAAAGGGTTCTCCTTGAAGTACTCCACCTTTCCGAAGTTGATGGTCTTGCCCGCGAACTCGAACTCCGTGTCCCATTCATCGGCAAATCGGTTCAACGCCTCCATGCAATATTCATGGCTGAAGGCAAGCGTCTTTTCCGTCGCGTCGATACAGGTGCCCACCGACCAGCCGCTGTCGTTCACGTTCAGGTTATCCACCAGAAGCTGGAGGAAGAAACGCGGCTTGCCGGTCAGGGTGAACTTCAGCCGGTGCGGGATGGCGGAGAGATGCTTGTATTTCGTGCGGTTCAAGAGCTCCCACGCGCCGCCAAAGGTAACGGCGTACTCGATGTTGCGCGTCCCGTGCTTCGTCAAGTCCTCCGGCCGCCAGAGCGTGTAGGTCTGCCCCTGATACTCGATGTAGGAATAGACCGGAATCTCCACGTACTCGGCGAGCGAAAAGTACAGGTACACCTTGTCGCCCTGCCGGATAGCCCGGTAGCGGTAACTGTTATCATCGACCGGAATGTCGAGAAGCGTGTCGCCTGTTTGGGTGTAGATGATCATATCGTTGTCCCTCCTTCCAATCTAAAACGGGTAAACACCAGCGTCAGGTTAAACTTCACGATGACCGGTCCCGCCAGCGTCAGCACCTCGAACGAGGAACTGTTCTTGTAATAGCAGGGGTACGCCTTGCCGATCTCCTCCACATAGAGCTGGCGTTCGCCGGGCTGGATGAGCGCGGCAAAGAAAGCGTCGTAGCATTGCCAGAACGCCTCGATTGAAACGGCTTTAAAATGGCAATTAAACGTTACCTCTTTCTTCTGGAACACGAGGTGGTCGGCGTCGTAGAGCTGCCCGTCTTCGGTGGAGACCGTCCGGTTCATGTTCAGCTTTGCCGCCGGAGCCTTCAGGAGTGCCGAGCGCGAGATGTCTATCACCACGCCATAGTCCGAGAAGGGCACGTCGTCCAAAAGGTAGCGGCTTTTCGGCAAGCCTATGGAGTTGCCGGAAAAAGTCCCAGGATTTCCGCCGAAACTCCCAAGATTTTCTTCAAAATCCCCACGATTTTTTCCAAAACCCTGGGAGTTTTCCGAGCCGGGACGGAGAGGCACGTCCTCGACCAGCTTCAGCGAGAAGGCGGTCTGGAGCGGATAGACGTGGTTCTCCGGGTGTTCCGCGAGGCGCAACCGCCATTCCCTGCCGAGCGACGGAATCCGGAACCGGTGATAACCGGGGTCGGAAAGGTAAGCCACCAGGTCGGTCGCCGCCGTGTTCGTGTCCGCCAGGAGCGAGAGGGTGATTTCCTTCCGCTCCAGCTTTAGGTCGCTCAGGTCCACCTCCACGCCATCCTCCTCCGGCCAGTCGTTGGCCTCCGGCTCCTTCAGCGCGGGAAACGCGAGGAGGCCGCTGTATCCGCCCCGCGTAATCCAGACCCCGAACTGGCTCCGGGCGGGCTGGTCGTCTATGTATAAGTTGTTTATCATGCGTTCTTTCTTAATATTAACCCTTTGTTTACTACGTCCTGGAAGAGGCTGCGCGTCGTACCCATCTCTTTCTCGATGTTCTCCAGCCGGTCGGTGTTGCGGGCGATGCGTTCCAGGAGGGTGATGCCCTGGAGGAGCGATTCCCGGATACCGGCCACGCCCTCGGCCGTCTTGTCGGCGTAAATCAAAAGGGCGTAGAAGTTGCCGTTCAGCTCGTCCGCCGAGTCCTGGCTGATGGAGGCAAGCCCTTTGGCGGCCGTCGCGGTGCGAACGGTCTCCGACTCACCGATGGTCAGCCCCGTAACCTTCTCCATATCCTCCAGCTGCTTCGCCGCGTCCTCGATAATCTGGTTATACTGCTCGCGGAGGGAGGCGATGCTTTCGGCCGTCAGTCCGTTCTGGCTCGCGGCGGCGAACTGCTCGTACCACTGCCGGAGCGGTTCTTCGAGGGCACGCATCTTGACGCCCTGCAGGACGGCGTTGTTCAGCATCTCCTGGAAGTCGTCGGCAAAGTCCTGGGCGGAGCGTTTCCCCTCGGCAAAGCCCTGCAGGATACTGTTGGCGATGCTGTCCGTCGTGGTACCGGTGAAGGATTCCTTCATCTCCTCGTTCAAATCGTCAATCATCCCGGCCACGTCCTCGCCCTCTTCCTTCAGGGATTTGAGTTGCTCGAACAGCACCTTGGCGGTATCGGTCAGCTTGGCTTGCGTATAGAGCGATTCTATCTCCTCGTAGCTCATTCCGGCCAGGTCAGCGTAATCGTTCCACGTCTTGGCCTTGCGGAACCACGTGCCGTGCCGGTAGTGCGTGGCGGAGATATACTGCTCGTTCTGGAGTTTCTCCCAGACCTCGGCGTATTCCTTCGAGATTTCGGCGGACTGGTTCTTCAGTTCGACGCTCATACGGGAGAAATACTGCATCGAGCTTTCGTTAATCTGCTGTGTCAGGCGGAGACGTTCGCGGAGGATGGCATTGTATTCCAGTTCCTTCATCTCGGTTTCCACCAGGCTCAGCAAGTACTGTTGCAGAATCTTCTTATTCTCCTCGACCCGCTTCTTGAACCCGCCAATGATGCCCGTGATACCGGACAGGATACCGGTGGCACCGCCTATCGCATCACCCGCCATGATACGGCCTACGCCTCCGGCTATATCGCCAACGCTGGCAACAAGGTTGGCCGAAGTTTCGAGGGCTGCACCGAGCGCATCATCGAACAACTCTGCCGTTTCTGCCGCCAACGAAAGCCCGTCGGCTATTTTGTAGCACTCTTCCCCGATGGCGAAAGCACGGCCCGAACTATCTATCTCATCCCATGCGTCAATCAATCCCAACAAGCCGCGCCGGGCCTGTTCGGTTTCATCCGTAAGGGATTGGATTTGTTTCTTTGCCTTTTCCCACTCTTCATCGTTTACCGCGCCGAACCGTTTCTCAAACTCGCTCCGGTTGTCAAGCCCCGTGGTCGGTAACTTAAAGCTGTCGGCCGTCGCTTTCAGGGTCTCAAGAGCGACCTTGCGGCCGGAGATGATCAAGGTGTTTTCCAACTCCTTCACCTTCTCCTCGTAATGCTTCATTTCGTCGTCGAAGCGTTTCCGGTCTTCGTCCGTTGTGGCCGTATCGCGTTTCTTCCGGGCGGCAGCCATCTGCCCCTCATAATAGGCAAGGGAACCTTCCGGAGCGGATTCCTTTTCTTTCCACCCGCCCTGTTTTCCGGTAATGGCTTCTAATTTCTTTTGCTCTTCCTCGATTTCCTTCAGAGCCTTGTTATAGTCGGCTTTGTTGGTTAATTGCTCTAACGCCTCCTGCTTCTGCTGGATGGAAGCTTTGATGGCACCGACCGAGCCTGCCACCAGCGCGTCGGTGGTCTGCAAGCCTATCCTCTTTAACGTCTCCTGTTCCTCGTTGCTGTATTCGATGTATTTCCGGATAAGGTCGTTGCCCGACTGGAAGAGGTCGGTGGCCGATTGGTTCAGCTCCGCGATGCGCTCTTTGGCGTAGGCTTCCGGACTGAGGTCGGCACCGGCCAAGGCACCCGACGGGTCTTCGCTGGCGGCGGAGCGTGCCATAAAGGACTTGAAACGGTCGCCGAACGTTACGCCCGCCTTCTCCGCCGCGTCCGCCTCCTGCATCTTCTCGATGGCCTTCTTGTACTCCTCGGCCGCCATATCCATTGCGGCGGCAGCTTGGGCACGGGCGGTAATGCTGCGGATGAACTCCTCTTTCTGGTCATTGAATATCTTTTCCGCGTCGGAAACATTGCGGATGGCCACGCCGAGCTGGTCGAACGCGCTCCGGTTGCTCAGGATATACCGCTCTTTCGCCTCCAGGTTGTTGCCGAGCGCTGTCCATTCGGCAGACATCCGCTGGAGTTGCGCGATGGTAGAGGCGGAAGTATCGGCCACGCTCTTTTGGAACTCCTCGAGCGTCTCCAGCGTGTCGGCCAGCGATTCCTTTGCCGAGAAGAGCCCTTTTGCCCAAGCGATAATCTCCTTGCTGTACATGGAGAGGACGGTGATGCCCACCACCAGCGCGGTCTGCCACGAGAGGATTCCGGAAAGAAGCTGCTTCCAGACGGGCGTGGCCGACTGGCCGCTCTCCCTCAGCGCATCGTACTCCCGGTGGGCAGCTCGGATATTGTCGGCCAAGATGGGGAGGTTGTTCGAGATGGCGAGGAAGAACATGTTGGCACCCATCGTGAACGAGGGTAACTCACGGGCGACCTGTTGGATGGACATGGAAAGGTTGTTGAAACCCGTCCCCGCCGAGCGACTGTAGGCCGATAGCCGGGATTGCGCCACCTGAATCTCCTTGTCCACCTCGCCAATCTGTTGCAGCACGCCCTGACCGGCCGCCCCCTCGCGCTCCGCCTTCGACATATTGTAATAGGTCTCGGTGAGCTTCTGGAGACGTTGCGTCAGGCTGACCACGCTGTCCGATGCCTGGCGTTCGGCGGCGGTCTGTTCGTTCAATGCCTTCTGCGTTACGGAGAGGTCGCGTAGAGCATTGATGTTCTCCTGCACGGCGACCGCCATCTTCCGGCTCTCGGCCGACATGGAGTTGTACGCCGCCGAGCTGTCCGCCACCAGACGCTGGTACGTCTTGGCCGATTCGTCGCGCAGCCCCTTGATGCCCAGCGTTACCTTCTCGACCTCCTCGTCGAGGTTACCGCGAAACTCGAATGTGATATATACAGGGTCGTTTGCCATTTTACTTCAGTCCTAAAAATTCCAGTTCTTCCTCTTCGGTTTGAATAATATCTTCCTCTTCCTTCTTCTTCCGCATCCGACCGATGTCGTTAATCATCATCAGGACGACGCACCAGGGGATGCAGTTCATGATTTCATCATAGGTGAACGCGCCTTGACTGATCAGGGCGTAGATTTGTCCGAACGGGCTATGGGGAGGCTCGTACTCCTCCGTTAACTCCCGGTCTCTGTCTGGCTCAGTGTCGGATCCGTCATCTTCAGTTGGCTTACCGACCTGATAATACTTACGAAAGCCTCCGCACCGCTCAGGACGGTGATTATTTTCACGAGTTCCGCCAGGTTGGGGAGCGTCGAGTGGCTACGGATGTACCAGGCAAGCGGTCGGTTCAGAAGCCAGGCCGAGAAGGAGCCGCGTATCAATCCGTAGGCAATAATCCGCGAGGCTGTTACGCCATGTTGCCCGATGTATTCCAGTACTGTTCCGAAGCTCTCCGTCTTGACCTTTTCCGGGTCGATGCCCATCCGGACAAAGAGGCGGGACATGCGGAACAGGTTCGATGCTACCGGCCGTTTTACCCAGATGGGGATTGTCTTCCGGCCAAATATCCGGAGCGGCCACGGTGCGGGTAGATTGATTTTAAGCCGCCGGTCTAATAAGGCATCGGCGGCTTGAGCTTCTATCTGTTTCATGAGCTGGGCTGTTGTTACTCGTTATCGTCTGTTCCCTGCGACTGGCCGCCGGAATCCGGGTCGGGTTCGCCGAGCTTGTAAATTTCATACGGCCCGTCTTCCTCCCCGATGGGCGATTGTGCCGTTGCGGTAACCTCTATCTGGGCGATATCCGTGTTCGTCAGGTTCCAGACGAAGCGGGCGGTTACTTTGGCACGAGGGATGTCGATTACCACATTGTAGCGGCTGATGGCGCGTACTGCCTTTTCAACCTGTACAATATCTTTCGGAGCGATGTACTTATCCACCGTATAGGTTTTGCCATCGATGGTTACCTTTTGGGAGGACTTAACCGAGCCGCCAAATACGGCCTGCAGTGCCTCGTTATCCCATTCCATGAAGTTCAACCGGATTTGCTTCAATCCGGCAGCCGTTACGACGGTCTCTTCCGGAACGGTCGGTTCCTCTTCCGAGTAGAAGTCCTGCGTGGTATCGGCTTCGGTGTTGAAGGAGGCCGTTCCCTGCAGGGTCTTCGCCAGCTGCTTCATCGTCTCCGGCATACCACCCGCCGGGTTCACGTCGCCGAAGAGTGCCATCTTCAGTCCGATGGATCTTGTTTTCTTTGTTTCTGACATTTCAGTATGATTAAAAAGATTATTATCAATATAAGTATCATTACAACCCCGTTTAAAACAGGTTTAAAGCGGGAGAGCAGGGTGGCCGCCGCCGGTTCTTTCTGTTCCGTCAGCCCGGCAGAACTGTCCCGGATGCGGTCGATGCTTTCGTCGGCCGTGTAGGTCAGGGCGGGAATGCCTGCCGTTTCTGCCCGGAGATTCAGCGAGCCGCCCGTTACTTCCGCCGTCAGCCTCAGTCCGTCCGCCTCTTTGGTGAGCTTTTCGCCTTCGAGGAGGCTACGGAGGCTGTCCGGCGGAATCCGGAATGCCAGCGTCTTTGCCGGTATTGCTGCGAGGGCGACGGACACCTTTCTCTGCCATCGGAGGCTGTCTGCCTTTTGGATGGTAGTACTTCCGCTTGTAGTCCGACACGACGAGGCGAGCAGGGCAACGCTCCCAATAAGGGCAAGCCGAAAGCTTCTCCACAATGCCCTCCAGGCGGAACATGCGGCTGCGGAACTCCTGCACCTGGTCGTATAGCCAAAGAATCGTCTCATTGTCTCTTGCTGCCATTTGCCGGGACACGTCGTCCTTTTCCAACGCCTTCTTGCGGCGCAGGAGCGGCAGGCCGGCTATCCAGTTGAGGAGCACAATCAAGCCGCCGCCCGTGCCCAGGTAGTTGAACAACGCATCCCAATCCATCGCCTTTACGCCTCAGTTTTCTTTCGGAACAGCCCGATAATCCACTGGATGAAGCCCGTATCGGCGATGCCGTTCGCCACCAAAGATGCGCCCAGGCCGTACAGCAGGGCGATGTACCACTCGACATCCGCCACGAATCCGGCGTCGAGCCACCACAGGAGCATGGCCGCCGCGATGCCGACTGCCCAGCTCACTATCTGTGTAACCAACCCTTCCATCTTCGGGAAGAGTGCCTTGATGCCCTCGACCAGGAGTACCACGCCCGATGCAAAGCCCGCGAATGTGGCAATCATGGTGTCGTAATCCTCGGCCGGGACGTCCGCCGCCGTCTGTGCCATGACCGGTAGACAAACAGCCAGCATCATCATCAATAAACCCATCATTTTCTTCATATTATCCGATGTTTGAATTGTTAGTTTATAATCTTGGGTTATACTCCACCGCCATCTTCTTGTCCTTCGCTACCACCTCCGGAAGCTGCCGCCGAACTCTTTGCCGAATAGATGGCAGCCTGATATTTATTCCGGATAGGCAACGCCGTGAAACGCTTCTGGAAACCGATCACGTCGCCGCGTTCGCCGGGATCTTTGTACTTGGCAAACACTTCGATGTCTCCATCGGCACGCATCACCTCATCGGCGCAGTAGAACAGCGAGCATTGCGTATCGGTATCCTGAGCCGCCGTGCCGAACGCTACCTTTGCGCCACTCGTGGCATTGTAGTAAGGTAGTTGGCTGAAGGTGTAGAGGTCAAAACCGAATATCTTGTTGCCGGTCAGCATCTCCTTGTAGAGCTTCATATCCTCCGCCATCAGGTCGGCCAGGTGGTAAGGATTCAGGACGGCAACCATTGTCGAGGGGTCGATATCCAGCGAGCGGAACCAGGCATCCAAGTCCAGAATGTCCTGGAAGCTGAGCGACTTCACCCCGCGGTTATTGTCTGCTCCCGAAGTGGCCTTTACCGGGGTCAAATCCTTATTCGTCTGCGGTGCCCAACTGTTGGCTGCAAATGCCGCCGTCTTAGCCTGCAGGGTATTGCGATGCTGGCGGACAACGCTGTCCATCTTATCGTACGCCAGTTCCATCGCCTCGACGTTGCGCACGACGGTATTTTTCGTGTCGAACGTGTGGAGCGGCAGTTCCAGCGCTACATCCGTACGGCTCGCCGTCGGCACGGGGAAGGTGGTGTTATCGACCAGTACTTCCGGAGCGACACCCGCCTCCGCCAAATTGATTTTATTGTATTCCACCATCGCCGTCATATCGACCGAGCGGGCCAGGAACGTACGGCTGGGGTAGAACCCTTCCATCAGCATGGAAATCCAAATTTGTTTCTCTATAGCCATGTTTAATCACTGTTTAAATGTTACTTAATCCGTTTCTTCAATTCCTCGAACGCTTCCGGGTCGGTCTCCTTCAGACGCTTCAATCCCTCTGGGTCTTCTTTTGCCCAACGGAGGTACGTCCACTCGGCACGGTCTTTCGTCGATGTAGCCTTACCGGTGCCGTGCGTTACCTTCCCGGCCAATGATTCCCGCGTGGGGATGGCTTCCAGCGTAGTCTTTGCCATGTCGAAATCGGCAAGGGCGAGTTTTATAAACTGTTCCTTCTTGTCAGCCGTGATACGTCCGTCTTTGATAGCCAGTTCGACCAAAGCCTCAGCCTGTGCCTTGTGCTGGTCGTTCAAATCCTTTTCCGCTTTTTCGACACGGGCTTTCAATTCCATGATGGCAGCGGAGATGGCTTTGCCGTCCGCCTCGTTGCTTTTCAGGCCGAGAGCCGCATACGCTTCGGCCGTTAAGATGATCTTGTCCATTTCGTCTTGCTTATTTAAGTGTAATAATGATTCGATACTGAGCCGGATCTGGTCATCCGGTATAACCTCGCCTTGTGCGTTATAGAGCCGGAGCGCGTTGCGGTTGCTGGGAACGCTGACTAGGCTGACCTCGCACAGTTCCCAGTCCGTTACCGTGATGCGCTCTTCGCCATCCGGATTCGTCCGGAGTTCTACCGCATAAATCATGATTCCGGGACTGCATCCTTTAAGAAATCCCTTCTCGCCCTGTCGCTTGCATTTGGCTGCCAACGCGTCTTCCTCATCATAGACCGGCGTGCCAATCAGCTTTGTCCCCTCTACGCGAAGTCCGGTCATTTGGCCAATCAACTTATCTGCCTCATGGTTAAATAGCATTACCGGATTGGCGTTAAAGCGTTCAAACCGTCCGGCTGCGTTCAGGAGGACAAAACCGTGGCTGTTGACAACACTTTCATCGTTCAATATGTAATCGTTCATACGCCTTGTTTTTGCAGCAAACTTACTGCTATGCCATTCGCCTGTAAAGTCAAGAGGAAATTCTTTACACTTTGGTTTACGATCACTTTAATTCACTTGAACTTTGCTCAAAAAATCAATATGATACAAACACTGAAGATTAAAGACCGCATAGCCATCCCGTTGGTACTCCGGTTTCTCAAACCGGGTGGTTACGCGAAATTCCGGACGGCGGAGGAGCTCCGTCGGAAGGTGGAACTCTCTGGCGAGGAGCTTGATTATTATGAGGTGAACGATCAAGGGAATGGAGTAACCTACTGGAATGTCAGGAAAGACACGGGCCGAGAGTTCGATTTCTCCGAGCGGGAGGTCAATGTCCTGAAAGAGGGGTTGGAGAACATGGATAAGCGGAAAGTGCTCAATTGGGACTTTATTCCCCTCTATGAAGCCTTTGTCCCGGCGGCTGCCGACCCGGACGAAAAAACGTCCCACGCTTCAGATAAAACGTCGGACGTTTCGGAAGAAATACCCAAGCAAATTTAAACCCTCATGGCAACGCTTGACAACATACCCGACAGCAGCAACTGGGGCGACGCGGCTACGAAGCTGAACAACAACTTCCGCGCCCTGAATGTGGACGTGGAGAAGGCGAAGAACGCCAGCGTCAAAGCAAAAGGGCTGTTCCCGACCATTGCCGACCTCCGCGCCGCCTACCCCTCGCCCGTGAAAGGGGACTGGGCGGTGGTGGGCAGCACTATTCCCGGACTGGTCTATGAATGCCGCACCAACGGAACGTGGGTCAGCACCGGCCAGCAAGGAGGCGGCGGGGACATCGACCTCACGGGATACATCACATCGACAAAAATAACGGATATAACAGAGATATTATGAAGAAGATACGAATTGGAAACGATATACAGCTGAGGCTGCACAGCGAAGATGCGACGCTCGAAGGGCGTAACCTTCGCGTCTACCTTTCCACGCTGCTCGGCCGCTGGGAGATGAAGGATTTCACCGTCGAAGGCGATACCCTCACGTTCACCTTTCCCGGCAAGGAACAACGCATATTAGGCAGCTACACCCTCACGGTATTCGAGAACGAGGGCGAGGACGGGATGCGTGCGGTGGACATCTGCGATGCCTTCCGTCTGGTAGCCCGCACCTGTCAGATAGGAGGCGAGGACACCTGCCCCGACCACCTCGAAACCGTAACGGTGGACTTCGATTTTAACCTCACGCTCTCCGGGAAAGTGAGCTACGGGGACATCGCGGACAAACCGAAGATAGGCGGTGTGGAAATCACCGGCGACAAGACGCTCGGGGAGTATGGGATCATCTCCACAACCAAGATATTATCCAAAGACATAGCAACCATTATAGAAGAATTAGACGAACCTAAAGACGAGGAGGAAACAGACAATGAGTGAGATACATAAAATAGAGAAGAACGGCGTAACAATCTATCCGGCTACTACGACGGATGCGGTGGTGGATGCGGATGTAAGGAAGTCTTTGAAAAATATACTTCGAGATAATAAACTTACTGATACCGGTTTTTCTGCGAAATCTACCAATCTTGCCAATCCAGAAAAGATTATGGATGAATTGTCCGTAAGAAGTGACGGTTCTATGACACATTCTTCGACCGGTTACGGAGTAATTGTGGTTCCTATTGACGAAGAAGGACTATATATATCAGAAGGGGGGGATGTTTCGGGTGCAAGATACCATGCCCTATATGATAAGGACATGAACTATATACCAGGGACTGCAACTCAATCCCTGTCATTACCTTATGTAGAAAATGCAGTTTGGGCAGCATTTTCTGTTCAAGGCCAAGTAATGATAAACAAGGGGAACCAATCCATGCCTTATGAAGACTTTGACCCATTACAAGGCTATCCTATAACGGCAAATAGTGAGATATACTACCCTAACCAAACAAATGATTATTCGGGTTGTGTTTCGGAACTGTACTGCATAGCCCCTATTCCTGAAAATTATACTTTAGGTTTAAAACAAAGAAACGGAACCTTGTATTTTAGACCTTACTCCGGTACCACTTATGCATGGCAAGCGACCGTTAATATGGATGGATGGGAAAATCATCAAGTATATGAACTAAAATGCTCTACGGCAGGAAGCGGTGTAGAAGTCGGAGACACAGTAGGATATATTGTTTTTAAAGACATCGATAAATTCAAGGGAATAAATTCGGGTACTACTGGCGAAAAGGTTTATATTAACAAGGCATTAAATCTGTCCGGCTCCATACAAATAACAAATTACCTGTATTCCCCTGTACGTGACCAATCTATAACGGAAGAAAAACTATCTCCCGAATTGTTATCCAAGTTTACAACAATATTGCAGCCAGTTAAAAAATACGAAAAATATTATATTCACTATGATTCTTTTAATATCGTACAAACGACATCTTCACGTGGCATTAATATATACAAGGTTTTAGGAGGTAATACATACAAATTAGACATTCCTTTAAATGGGAACAGTTATGCAACAACTTATGCCTATCTGGATGATTTGGATAGTCTGCAATGCGTGGCACCTTCCGATCCTATACGAGGGTCAGAAAGTCCTGTCAACATAGAGATAAAAGCTGAAGACCATCCTTATTTGGCAATCTGCTATACAATGACAAATGGGGAACCATCTGTTACCACGCCAAATAACATGAATGAAGAAACAGTTACCAATATCGTAAAAAAAGAATTGGAGGAGTCAGGTGTTTCCCTATTAAATGGGATAGATATGTTATTGCCTGATGAAATAGTTGCCGTAGAAGGGGACTCACTACAGATATTTTGGAGAAGCATTATCCAAGCAGTAAATCCGTACAATTTTGATGTTATAGGCGTTTGCCCTGTAGGTAAATCATATCCAAGATATTATACATATACCCCAATAATAGGAGATAATGGAAAAACATATACTTTAAAAATCCAAGTCCGTAATAACGACACGTCCATTATGATTGAAAAAGAAACAACTATCAAGGTCGTTTCTAAACCTTCATCCCCTTTATCTCTTATAAAAATACTATGTGTTGGTGCGTCTGCAACTGCCAATGGGGAGTGGATTTATGAGTTAAAAAGACGGCTGACTATGTCTGACGGGGACGGAACACCTGCTATCCCTACTGGTTTAGGACTTACAAACATCGAATTTGTAGGTCGGAAAACAGGAACAAGTAAAGACGTGAATTTGGAAGCTACCGGAGGATGGAGAGTCCAGGATTATGCGGGGGAAGGACGTCCAGCTTATCGTTTTTATGTTTCAGGAATTACCCAATTACATATCGGCGACACTTATTTAGCTGGAAGTTCCACATTTACCATTACTGAAATAAATGTAACTGACGGAAATGGAAATATACGATGTACTTATACGGGTTCTCCTTCTATTCCGGAAAATGGCATTTTAACAAGAAGTTCCGGTACAGGGAACATGACAATCACTTATACATCTTATGAGAGCGAAAGTTATAATCCCTTCTGGAATTCGTCAAGCCAGAAATTGGATTTTAAGGGATACGCAGAACAATACTGTGGAGGGAGTATTGATTTAATGGTTTGGCATTGTGGTGTAAATGATATATTTGGAGGCGATGAATCTATAATACCAACAGTAATTGAAAGTTATAGTGATATTTTACGTGCTTACCATCAGGATTTCCCGACGGGAAAAGTAATACTATCTTCAGTCCCTATAGGTTCCCCGATTGGAGGATTTGGCGCAAATTATGGGGCAAGTTCCACATCTAATTATTATACTTTTTTAAAGATAGCCCAGAAATATGCAAAAGCGTTATTTGATTTATGCATCGAATCCGAATTCTCTTCATTTGTGCTGTATTCCGCTGTATTGGAAGAGTTTGATGCTGAAAATGCATACCCTTATGAGGAAGAACCTGTTAACAATAGGATTGTATCTGTTAAAGAACGACTTGGGACAAATGGCGTTCATCCGATAGCGGAAGGAAGCTATATGGTGGCAGATAGTATGTATAGAGCTTTTTCAAAATTGGATTTTTAATTTGATTAGTATGCAAACAATCCATTACAACAGTAAATTAGCCCGTCTTCTGACCTGCCTCACGGACACGAACACCATCATGTTCTTCGGCTTCATCCTGACCGAGGCGGGGAACTTGGATATCCGGACGTTGGCGCATGAGCGGACGCACCGCTTGCAGTGGATATTTACCGGAGTGAAGTCGGCGGCGTTCTGCGTCATTACGGTTGCAGTACTTTGGTTATTGGGATGCGTCGGATGGTGGATGCTCTCGCTCCTTGCCGTCCCCTTCCTCGCCTGGTATCTCCTCTATATCCTCGAATGGCTCTTCCGGCTCTGCCAATGCTGGGACATGCAACGAGCATACGAGGCAATCAGTTATGAGCAGGAAGCCGACCGCGTGGCCGACGCTTACGTTAGGGAATACCTCCGGACGAGTAAGGAACCGGAGATTATTGAAGTGTATTTAAATTAGGAGTAATTACATATAAAACCTTTAATATGTTCATAGAAATATCAGAACTGAACACCGTCGCCGCCGAGTATAAGGTGGAGGAGATAACGGATTACGACAGCAGCATTGCGCAGCAGTGCATCCTAGCGGCTGTCAAACGGGTACGTCGGTTGCTGTCTGGACGGTATGATGTCGATGCTATTTTTAGCACCACCGGTGAGGAACGCGACGCGGAACTGGTGGAGATTTGCAAGAACATTGCACTCTGGTTTCTAATCCGCCGCTGCAATGTGGACATCCTGTACAATCGCGTTAAAGAGACTTACGACCGCGACATGGCTTACCTTAGGGAACTGAAGGAGGGCAGCATCCCGTCCGACCTTCCGCTGCGGGAAACGGACGGGCAGCCGGTAAGTATGCTTCGCGCAGGCAGCAACCGGAAGTTCTCGCATTCGTGGTAAATGGGCGTTTAAACGCCGTTTAAACTTCAATATAAGACAGTATGAGAAAGAGAAAGTATAATTATTACCGATTCAGGAACGGAGGGCAGAAAAAGCCCGTTCCTCGTATCCGACAGCGGGAGGGGTTGGTGAGGCAGATCGTCCCGAAGTCCATCAGCCGGGTACGCAAGGATATGGAAAGCTGGCGGCGTGCATTGCGCCAGGCAGACAGCGTGGAGCGTCCGCGCCGCCGGGAGTTGATGGATTTGTATGCCGACGTGATGCTCGACGCGCTCCTTACGAGCCAGATTGAGCAGCGCATCGGCCGGACGCTCTCGGCGGAGTTCAGCCTGAAGGATGCGGCCGACAAGGTGGACGAAGGGGCGACGCGGATGCTCTCCGAGGCGGAATGGTTCCCGCTCCTCCTGCGTTATATGCTGGAGTCTATATACTATGGGCATTCGCTGGTGGAGTTCTCGGCTTCAGAAATAGGCAGTTTAGGCGTTACGCTGATTCCACGCCAGAATGTTGTGCCAGAAAAGGGGCTGTTCCTCTTCGACAGCACCGCCGACGCGGGTATCTATTATCGAGAGATGCGCGAATATGGCACCTACGTCGTGGAGTTCGGTTCGCCACGTAACTATGGGTTGCTGAACAAAGCCGTACCGCATGCTCTGTTCAAAAAGTTCGCCCATTCGTGTTGGAGTGAGCTGTGCGAGATATACGGCATTCCGCCACGTTACATTAAGACCAACACGCAAGACCCGGCCATGCTTGACCGTGCCGAGCAGATGCTACGCGATATGGGGTCGGCCGCCTACTTCATTATCGACACCGAAGAGGAGTTTCAATTCGCTCAAGGCGTCTCAACAAACGGTGATGTTTACAACAACCTGATATCGCTCTGTAACTCGGAAATGTCGCTCCTCGTTAGTGGTGCCCAAATCGGACAGGACACCAAGAACGGCAACCGGAGCAAGGAAGAGGTAGCCGTGAAGCAACTGGAAAAGTACGTCAATTCAGACAAACGGCTCGTGGAGGACTACATGAACAGCACCGTCCTTTCGGCCCTGTTCCGGTTAGGTTTCCTGCATGACGGGTTACGTTTCTCGTTCAACAGCGAGGAGGACACCGGCCAGCTTTGGGAACGAACGGTACAGGCGATGCAGTATTACGAGATAGACCCGGATTGGATTCGCACCAAGTTCGGCATCGAAGTAACCGGCAAGCGGGGCACGCAAGACGGTTTTTTCGGATAAGCCCCGCCGCAGTCGCGGGGCGGCACCTTCGGATTAGTTCCCTTTACCAAGATGGGATGAAGACATTGGCGGCAGACGATATCAACGTGCCGCCAATTGACGAAACTATCCTTCAGGAGGCTTTCCGACGGGTATTCCGAAGGATGGGGCGGATCGATACGTCTATCATGAGTGATAAACGGGTGGTGGCTCTTGTAAATGCGTATGCTGATACATTTACGAAAGCTATCCGCCCGACGCTGGAAAGCGGTGTCATCCCGCCCGTCATGGCGGAGCACCTTCGCAACGACGTGTTTGTCTTTTCCGGCTTCAAAACTTACCAGGAACTGAAAGAGGCGGCGGCTCTGCTTATCGACGAACAGGGGCAGACGAAGGACTTCGACCGTTTTTATCGCGATATAACGGCGATTAAAGAGGATTATAACAAGCATTGGTTGAAGGCAGAGTATATCTTCGCACAGACATCAGCAGAGATGGCCGCCAAATGGAAGGAGTTCGAGGAAGACGGCGACCGCTACAATCTGCAATACCGGACGGCACACGACAACCGTGTACGCCCCGAACACCGCGTGCTGCATGGTATCACCCTTCCGCCATCCGACCCGTTCTGGGACGAGTTCTTTCCGCCGAACGGTTGGCGATGCCGCTGCACGGTGGTTCAGGTACGCAAAGGCAAATATCCGGAATCGGACAGTGCGACCGCCATCCAGCAAGGCCGGGAAGCTACTTACCAGGCTGGGAAGAACGGCGTCAACAAAGCCGCCATCTTCCGCTACAACCCCGGCAAGCAACAGGTCATCTTCCCACCGCACCATCCCTATTATGAGGTGAGCGAATCATTAAGAAAGAAGATTACAGATATTTTGACGGGGAAGAGCGAAAAGGAAAAGAAATGGCTGGATAATATAACCAAGACAGAAGAAGCATTGGGTATTAGGAAAGGTTCTGAGATGAATTTTGAGCAGGCAGACGGAAACAAACCGAATCCGAACTATATCAAAAACAGGGCCTACCAAATCAATTGCCAAAGCTGCGTGGTGGCCTATGAGCTAAGACGGAGAGGTTTCGATGTGGAAGCCTTTGGTAATACAGGGCAAGGCTGCACTCCTTACAAATTATCTTATGATACGAATCTGATTTGGATTGACCCGAATACAGGGGAAAAACCGAAAAAAACAAAGGTATCTGGTAATTCCGGGATTACAGCAAAGGGAAATGTCCGAACAAATAAAAAACTGTTGGAAAAGAACTTTCAAGAGGCTACTAAAGAGGTTGGACGTTACCATATTACCGTTGTTTGGAACCTGTATAGCGGGCACATCTTTACTGCTGAAAGATTACCGGATGGCACATTGGCTGTTTATGACCCACAAACCGGGGATAGCCATTGCTGGGAACGTTATCTGAAAGCATTGAGTGCCCGGTACGGTATTGCCATTCAACGTGTGGATAATATGTTGGTGAATACAGAACTTATTGGGGAGGTAGTGCATAAGGTTTGAGGATACTACTTTTCCATGAAGTGCTCCAGAATCTTAAAACCTTCTCCGGGTTCTGTCCAGCGGGCTGTATCATCAGCATGGAGAATATAGCTGGGCAAACCGACAGAAGGCTGGCCATCCCCAAATATGGGATGATAAACAGCCTGATTCTCCCATTCACCGACATAAACGGCGTTAGGAAGTCCGGATTCTGACAATAGTTCTTTAACAACTTGTGGTAATGTCTTTTTTGCCATAGGAGATATTTTTCGCAAACTTACAAAATTATTTGATATGAGCAGCAATACTTTCTTTAATAATGTACTAAAAGACATCCAAACGGAGTTGGTCGATGAATTTGACCTGAATTTCGAGCGCAAAGCCTTCTTCGACCGGCCGTGGGCTCCGCTTAGCAAGAATTACCAGCCGACAGGCGGCAGCATGTTACTCCGCACTGGTGCACTCCGCCGCAGTATTCGGAGCCGGATTAGTGGGACGTCGCTTATTTACTCCAGCAGCCTCCGGTATGCCGGACTGATGAACTACGGCGGTACCGTTCGACAGGATTTTGTACCGACCCCGAAGATGCGACGCTGGGCTTGGGCAAACTTCCATGCCTTGCAGCAATCGGGTAAAACTTCAGAGGCAGAAAAGTACCGACGTATGGCTTTGGCGAAACGTATCCGGCGGACTTTTACTGTTCCTGCCCGTCCTTTCGTCGGCGATCATCCAAGGGTGCAGGAGATAGCCCGCGACATCGTATCGGAACATGCCGCTCGTGCCATCGAGGAGGAGACCAGACAATTCCCTAAATATCGAAACAAATAAACAGATAACAAGATGAAACACATTTTAGAGGCCGTCATGGAACGGTTGCAAGAGCAGGTCCCCGACTTGCGGTACATTGCCGAAGATTGGGGGCAGTTGGATTTCTACAACGATGCGCCGCCGGTGAAGTTCCCTTGTGCGCTGATCAGCGTTAGCAACATCAAATTTGAATCCCAAACGGCGGGAACCCGGTGGGCAACGATGACGATTCTTATCCGCGTGGCAGACGCTCCGGCGGTCTCCGGGACAATGGCTGCGCCGGAAGCCTACCGGAATCGCGCCTTTGCCATCTTCGACTTGATGGACACGATAGGCAACGTTTTGTATGCTTTCGGGGGAGATGAGTTTAACGAACTGGAGCAAAAGACTATCACACATTATAGCCGTGAGGATGCCATCCGGGAATATGCGATGTTGTTCGAGACGGAGTATGCCATCGATTCAGAATAGTTGCAGCTGCGCTTCGGCATTCCGCCGGCGTTCCAGTTCGGTATTGGTGCCGATGTAGTTGAGGAACGTCCGGTAACACATGGAATAAACCGGATTGACGTACCGCCGCCACACCTCTTTGTAGCAGCGGTCTCGCCGCCCCGGTTCGTAGTGTTTGCGGACGATGTCGCACACCAGGTCGATTCGCCGCAATGTGTTTTTGTGGAATCCCATGCCAATAAATAACCAAACAATCTTACTGCAAAGTAAATAGGATATGGGATAAACTACAAAGATAATAGATGTATTTTGAATATTCTCATCCATTAAATTTTGACTCTTAAAAAATCTATCATTTTGCGTATCAGTCTATTGTAAAGATACTGTATCTTCTATGCCAACATGTGTTGATGTATTTATTTCCTCTATAAAATTACAAATCTTATTCCGTGTGATTTGGTCTTTTTGATTTTTTATTGAGTTATATAAGTGTAAGATATGATTATAATCTGTCTTATCATTGTCATTTACAATAAATGTATCTACAATTTTACCGGTCTCATCGTAAATATCAAATTTGAGACTATCTTTACCTAAAAGACCTTCGCGATAAGAAAGAACTACCATTCCTCCTTTTAACATTAATTTATATTGACCTTGAGAAGAGGTACGATTCCAATAACAAGAATTGGAATTTGTCTTCGCTATAAGAACATCTATTAACTCATTTAAGTATACTGGTATCATAATCTTTGTTTTTTAAATAGTTTTCAATTTCTATCAATAATTCAGATGCATTTCTCAAATTAGGAAATATTTTAGATTTCTCAATAATACTTCCATTATGAATAAAATCTTGTAAATTATCAATATCAAGTTTTATACTTAAAGTAATTTCTTGGATATTTTGAGGAACTACAGTCAATAAGGTCTTGTCTGATCGTATAGATACGAGTGTTTTATAAACTTCTTTCAATAGAAGAACTGCTATTTCTAATTTATCATCAGATATATAATGTTCGACCTCATTGATAATTTGGTTTGCTGCAACACACTCTGAGATAGAAGTTATTTCTTTTATCCTGCCTTGTACAAAATCTACTGTTCTATCAACTTTCTCATCGGTGTTCTTTGCAATAGTTTTGACTGATTTTAATTGAAAAATGGTCAACATAAAACCTAATACTGTAATAATTGTACCACAAATGCTAAGGTAGCTATTATTACCCTCAAACCATCCTAAAAATCCTACCACTATAAGTAAAATAATGGACACCATCCCAGTCAGGAAAGGATGTTTGTTCAAATATTCTAATATAGTGTCTATTAAATCGCTATTATTCATATCCTATTTAACAAGAACCGTACAAATATAGTGTTTTTAGCAATCTGTTGTCATTAATCAGGCTGTAAAATTGAGTTGAATCAAGTATTCTTTTCTGATAATACTTTTTCTATCTTCCTTACCGCCTCCACAATGGCAGCGGTACTTTGGCGGAGCACCCGGTTCTCAGCCTCCAGTTGCTTGATGCGCACCGTCTGTCGGTGGCTCATGGCGACCAGTCGAAGGTAAGCGTAGGCGGTACGGAGCAGAGCTTTGGAGGCTTGATAGCATCCGGTTTCCCGCATCACCGCCTGGATGGTCTGGTTATCTTCGGCGGTCAGGTCGCGGATAAGGACGTTTTTGATTTGCTTAGTCATAATCCGGCCTCCATTTAATCTCTAAAGTAGCCTTCACCTTGCCCGTCCCGTCGCAATAGTCGCAGGGGATGGTCTTCGATTCATCATGCCCGACCTGCTCGATGAACCCGCCCCGCCCGTTGCAGACGGGGCAACGATAGTTCCGGAACTCCAGCGTTTCGCGTACCTGTTGGTACTCCGGTGGAGTTACTTCGATGATATGTTTCTGCTGGCTCATGCGATTGTTCCTTTCGTTAAAAGTTTCCTCAAATGGTAGATGGTTGCCTCCAGCGTCTCGATGCTCATGGCCAGCGATTGCTTTCGGGTTGCAGAACGGCTACGTTCGTACATCTCTTTATAGGTCTTCAGTGTCCGTTCGTGCCGCGTGATGCAGGCGGCGACGGTTAATACTAATGTGCTCATTTGTCTTTATTGTTTAAGTTAGAATAATCTCGATTCTTTAGAATCCTTCAGGTACTCCAGCACGAGGAAGTCCAGGGTCTGGGTGTTCCAGTTGGGGCGGTGGCTCTTGTATAGCTCGCGGAGCTTTGCCCGGAGTTCGTCAGGCAGGAGTCCGCTATCGAGCTTCGCCATCGGAAGGTTGATTTGGTCGAGGGTGATGCGGGAGACGTGCATAATCTTCGCGTCGCCCTTGTACCGGTCTTTGAGGTAGATTTGCTTGATTGCCCCGACGCAGTTCTTTATCGGGTTATGCAGCCGGATGGTGGTAAAGCATTGGCAATTCAGCTTGCCGTTCCAGTTTTCGTTGAAGTCTAATCGTTCGTCCATGACTATACTTTTAATTGACAATTGACAATGGATAATGAACAATTGCCATCCGGCTAAATTGTCCATTATCCATTGTCAATTGTCCATTGTTTTACATCCGGTTGAAACTTGGTTCCAGCTTCCGCCATACGCCTAACGTGTCTTTCTCGTAGAAGTAGAAGTTCGTGGCTGTGCCTTCCACCAGATGGCTTTCCTTGAACAGTGCCATAATTGCGGAGTATTCCGGGTCGTCGAACCGGCTCTCCAGGTCGTAGAGCTTACTAATCGACTTGTAATCCAGGTCGCCGTTCTTGTTGCGCTCCAGGAGTGTCATGGCGAGCTGGTACATTGGATTGTCCGCCCCGTCCTCCTTGCCCTGAATCCAGGTCTGGAGGAAGTCGATGAGGCGGCTGGCGGCCACGTCGGCGCGTTCGTCGAACTTCTTTACCTTGTTGCTCTTCACCTCGACCTTGAAGTTTCCCTCCTGCACGGTGAAGCTCATCTGGGCGTCGCCCCGCTTCAGCTGTCCGTACTCTGCCATTGTCTGGCGGAAGGCGGTCAGCTCCGCGAGGCAATACTGGTGCAGCCCTTGCACCTCGATGCAGACAGCGCGCACTTTCGTCTCCACGCCCTGCACCACCTCGGCCCGGATGCCCTCGTAAGCCTCGCGCCGCTTGATGCCCGCCTCGCGTTCTTCCTTACGTTTCTGTTCCAACAACTCTGCCAACTCTTTGCTTGATAGCTTGCTTAAATCTACTGTTTCCATATATATTCTGTTTTAATAGTTGATATTCACGTTATAAATCATCTTGCCCCGCATGATTTCGACCTGCGAGGAGAGGTAGTTGACGCGCCGGATATTCTCTTCGGTGCAGAGCTCCGGGTGGTCGAACATACGGTCTACCAGTTCGTCGCGCTCCTGCTCCATGGCAGCGATGCGGGCGGTGCGGTCGTCCGCCTTCTTTTGGTTGTATTTTCGGTCTGTTCGTATCATTTTAGTTCTTATTGATGACATGGTCAATAATCGGGTCTCCGCTGATGTCCACGCTGTTCTTGCGGCAGAACAGATTGTAGATGGCGGTCAGCTTAGACTCAGGTATCGCGTTGAAGTTCCCGCAGTTGGCCGCGCGGCAGGCGACGGAGAAGATGTAGCGCACCTTCTCCGGGCGGCTCCGGAAGGTGTACCCTTGCCGGTCGAGCCACGTCGCGATGGCGGCGATGACGCGCTTGGCTGCCCGCTCACGGGATGCCTCGTAACGGGCTTGGCGTTGGAGGCTGTCGCCCTTCATGGCGTCAATCATCCGGCTGTACTCCGCTGGGTAAAGGCGGTACATCTCGCTGAGCGACAGGGTGCGCCCGCCGCTGTACCGGTGGACGATACCCTCCTTCATGACCTCTTTGTAGGCCTCGTTATACCCTTCCGTCTCCCGGAGGAGCGACCAGAACAGGGCGTGCGTCGGTTTCTTTTTCTTCGTTTCCATAATGTTGCTGTTTTTAGGTAGTAGGATCGTCGCGGCGATCTAACTACATCTCGCGAGCGATCTAACTATATCTCGTCGGCGATCCTACCAGGTTGTTTTTACGTTGCTCCCGAAGGCGGAATCGAACCGCCTCGCAGAACCGTTTCGGGATTTAGTCTTTGTCTTTCCAAACCAATTGTCTCCGCAGGCTCCCATCAAGTGTTACATTGCTGTAAATCGTATCGGCGCAACGTTCGCACAGATGTTCGTCGGTGTCAGCCCGAAGACTGCAATAGCCTTTCCCGCAAACACCGCAAACAGCAAATTCAACCTCTACCTGCTGGCGCATCGACTGGTCTTTTGCCCGACAGATATCCACGTGTCGTTTCTCCTTTTTGCATTGAGCGCAAATACCTTTTTCATCTAATTTAAGTTCCATTTTCATATCATTTAAACAGTGATTATTCAATCTTTAAGTGGCAGTTTATACTTCATCCGGAAGAGCCGTTCCGTTAGTGGGACACCCATTTCATCTGCCTCGCGCATGGCAGGGACGAGGAAATCATGCAATTCTCCATAATTCTCACAGACACTTCGGAGCGTGTTCTTGAATCCGGCCGGATAAGGCTGGTTGTCGAGAAAAGCGTGGAAATCGCGGTCGAGCGGTGCGATGTAGCGGATACCCGCTTTGAAACGACGGTAGAACTGCGGGATGCCGGGTTTGTTCTTTTGCTTCAGCTTCTCCAACGTCAAGATAAGCTGGTCGGTTCCGATGAGGACGGTGGCGCAACTCCACTTGATGGTGTCATACATCGCTTTGAGAGCCTGGATGGTAGTAAGCGTCAGGTTCTCGGCCTCGTCAAAGATTATCATCGGCTTCTGTCCGTCGAAGCGTCCTTGCGTATAGAGCCAAACGTTCAGCAGGGTAAGCCGACGGCTGATAGTCTTGCCTGCCACCTCCCTTCCAGTAGCCTCTGCCATCTTGTCGATAAGGTCGTTCACTCGGTCGAACTTATGGCATGTAACAACGAAGACGCGGTTAGGGAACTCCTTTTTAAAGCGTTCCACTGTGTACGTCTTCCCGGCACCGCTCTCGCAAATCAGGACACGGGTCGCACTGGTGGCTAACGCCTCACGCAGTTCAAGGTCTATTTCCTTGAATTGAGGCGTATCGACGTGCGGCCAATATTCCTTTTGGAGCTTCAGCCCGACGCAATCCGCCAGTTGCTGGAACCATCGGTCGGCTATATCTTTATTCTCGCCCGTCTTTGAATCCTTGTAGGTGAAATCGGAGCGTAGGATGTGAGAGATGTACATGACGTTCACCTTCGTAAACTGCGCCAGCTGATTGACGCCGGTTGATTTGTCCGACACCCACCCCTGCATGGCTGCATATTCTTTGCAGGCCTGAGCCACTTGTTGTTTCTGTTCAGTCGTAATCATATCTTTTTACTCTTATATAATTGTTCTTTCATGCGTGCATATTCATCTTCGTAAGCATTGGCCTCGACAAGCTGCCGTTCTTTCCGGTTTTGCTTGGCTTTCTCTGCCAGTGCCCGTTCCTTCAGTTCGTTGGTAATCTCTTTGGAACGCTTGCCACCAAGTAGCTTTGAGGTAACACCATAGGGTAGCTGTTCGTCCACCCATTGCGCCACTTCATAGGCATCCTTTTCATACTGCTCAACAGCCTCCACTTGGGCAGCTTTACGCCAAACATGATGCCCCAAGTTCCGGACATTTTGTTCCGTCTCTTCCGCATGGCTCTTGACTGCTTTCCGGGCAGCAAAGCAGGTAAACATGAAGCGGTCGTCCATCGTATAAAGATCGCATTCCTCTTCATCCCAATACATCTGGCAGCGGACAGTAGCGGCGTATCCCAAGTAGTCGCGGATAACATCGCCCACCGATGCCACATCCGGGATCTCGAACATATACTTTTGCCCGCCCTTCGAGATGACGATATTGCCACGCTGGCGGGTAATCTCCTGTTTCGTATGGTTACCGGCCACATGCCGCCAGATACGCGGGTCAATCTCTTGGGCTTCCGGATGAATACTTTCGGCATAAAGCTCCGAACGGGTCTCGCCGCACTGCATGACACGGTTGTTCCATTCCTCAATCTTCCGGCTTACTTGTTCGATGACTTCTGCGTATGAGGGGAAGGATTCGGCATTCAGGTAGTCTTCGTTGGCCGTGTTTTCAATGTCCTTGCTGTCCCAGCTGGAGCCAAGCCAATTGAACTCGCTGCGGATAGTCTTCTTGAAAAGCCGGAACTGGGTCTCGGCATAGTTCGCCTGGGAGTTGCCCGGTTCTATGGTTCGCACCTTGCGGCATACTTGCGTGAGGAACTCCACGCTTTCCGTTCCGGTAAATGCACCGTGGTTATCGCTCACGAACTCCATGATTTCCCGTTTGCCACAACCACGCAAGCCCATTAGTACCGCCTCGCGTACCATCTCTGGTGTCTCTTTGTGTTGCCCGATGGAAGCCGGAGCCCAACCGACAATCTTGCCTGTTGCCACGTCTGTTACCATTATTATATATAAGCGCATAGAGCGGAGCTTACCCGTCCTGTCCAGATAGGAATAGGCCAACGTGCCGGAACCGTCGGCACACCAAAGCGAGTTGCCATACCGTAAGTTCTCGGTTGGAATATAAGAAAGGAATGTCGAGGCGAAGGCTTTCCAACCATGCCGCTCGCGGTAGGTCTTCAGCCGAGTGTTGTACATATTGGTATAGTGGCAGAAAGTGGAATAACTCAGTGCCTTTTCGCCCAGATAGGCGATATCCCGTTCGTAGTGATTCCACAAGTCAATTTTGGATTCTTTGGCCGGGCTACCGAAGTTCATCCAGAGCTTCAGGATGAGAGCCTCGTGGATGTCAAACCGCTTAATCTCTCCGGTCTCTTCGTCCACCAACTTACATTTGCCTATCTTGCGAGCATTATCGTTACCATACCGACCAGAAACAAAGAAGTCATATTGTTCCATCTCGTCCTCCGGAAAATACACTAATTTCTTGCGGAGGCTTCCTCCGGTTGTAACGGCAAAACCTTCCAACTTCTTCTTGTATAGAATTTGGGCGCAAGCCTTGTAAAAATCTTCCTTTGTCCGATAACCAAAGTCCTTGTATCCTCCGTTTGCTACCAGTTCTTTGATGGAACGTGCCCAAGCCATCGCTTCAGCCAGTTCTTTTGCTTTATCTTTATTATATTTGCATACACCGTTAATCTCATAATAACGGAAGCGGAGGAAGTCCGTGTTACGAATATGCGCCTTGACGTAATCCTCTAAGTTCCGGATGGCATATTGCTCGGCTATCCGCACTTCCGCTGTAGCTAACTCATCGGCAGCATGGAGCAGTTCATCACGCTCCCCCAAACGACTCCGATATCTGGTGTCTTTCCGGTCGGGAATCCGGTCAAAGTCATAATAAAACTGGCCATTAATCCGGGCATACCGCCAAGCCTTACCGGTATCCGGCAGAATATCCTTCGAACGGAAGCAAGGAGAGACGGACTGGCGGTAAATCAATCGACCTCTTATCCGCAAATAATCTCCCATATTGCTCCCAAGCGTATTACAAATATACCGTTCCGAAAGCCACATGGTCGTGTTGCCTTGAAACTGTCGTAATACTATGTCGTTACTCTGGATATTCATCGTTTAAATGTTGTTTAAATAGTTTCCGTTCCAGAGCTCGCACCGGACGCAAGGCTTACATAACCTTTACGGAAAGTGAAATGCTTCTTTGTCGTGTTATCAAAATAAGTTGTTCGTTTACTGGAAATGTTATTATTGTTATCATTATCCATCGTGTTTGCTATTGAATATATGTTTATCAATCCATTTCTCCAGCCTATCACACTCAGCCTCGCATTCCTTTTCATATTGAATGAGAAGCAAACTGAAAGCAACCCATATCATACTGAGTAAGATACCCAATATCATCTTCATACTTCCAAATTCCGAAGTTTCCCAAGTACCCACGCCGGCAAATAAGAACAGCCAACTAACATACCAACCGTAAAGAATCACTTTCGCTTTCATACATTGGTCTCCTCTTCTTTTACTATTTTGACAACTTCACCTTTTCTGTCTAATACTTTTACCACAGATTTAGGAGACTGAGACACATACAGTATTCCTCCGTTTTTCAATGCCATTTCCCGTGCTTGTAAGGCTTTTGCGCTATTGCGCTTGAAACTTAATGCTAAGCTCAAGAACGCAGTAGAAATGTCCAATGCTTTACAAATAGCTTTGCGGGAATCCCCGTCTTTTAGTTCTATTTTTTGCTTCATATTGTGTATTATTTGAAATTTATCTACCTTTATAGCCGTGTAAACGTCTTACACGGTGCAATATTACACACTTTGTTTCATAAATCAAAATAAAACGGGAAGAAAATGACACAAAATGTTTCAAATTTAATGAAAGGCGAAATGCTCGATTCCATAAAGAAACATCTTAACATCCAGAAAAACGCAGACTTTGCTCGTTTTTTAGGGATTTCTTCACAGGCTGTATCGAATTGGTATGCCCGAAATACCTTTGATGCGGAACTTATATACACAAAGTGTGAATTTATAAATGCGGACTGGCTGCTTACTGGCAAAGGAAATATGCTAAAGAATGAATCTTTGCCTGTTTTGCCTGAAATCAATTATGAATATAAAGGTGCACCATATTATAATGTGGATTTCATTGGAGGATTCGATATAGTCTTAAATGACCAAACTCGTAATCCGGACTACTATATCAATTTTGAGCCCTATAATAAGGAAGGGGTTATTTGGTGTAATATAACTGGGCACTCTATGGAACCAGAGTTAAACAATGGAGACTTTATTGCGATGAAAGAGATGACCAGCCCTATCGAATATCTTCCGGCTGGAGAAATATATGGAATCATAACAGATGACTACCGGACAGTAAAAAGGATGCGTATGTCTGATAAGGAGGGATTCGTTCGTTTAATACCAACAAATAAAAATCCAGAATATGGTGAGCAGGAGATTCCTATAAAAATGATCCGGAAAGTATATGCTGTACTGGGAAGTATGCACAGGTTGTTCTAATAGAGGGAAGATTCTTTATGCAACTCACAACACCTACATCAGAAGAAATACAGGAATATAACAAGATGTCCCAATCTTATCCTGTTTATATTGATGGCGTTTGGTATAATCCAGAGGATATAGATAAGCCCATTCCGGAAGTTGAGTGTGGAATCTTAGAGACAAAAGACAAGTTAGAAGAACGTTTTAAACAAACTTTTTATAATCAAATCCTTTATACACTATCATATAATTGGAGTATTTACGAGAACAGCAATGGTTTTTATGCAATCTTAAAATACACAGAACCTTTGAAAAAGGCTTTCCATAATGCTTTAAAATTATATGGTCGAGAAGACTATGAAGAAAGGGCATTGAAGGCTCTTAAATATAGTAATATCGATTTGAACGATAAACAAAATGAGAGAACTATAAATATAGTGTTACAGCCTACACTGTTCGATACTTATTATGAAGACCTAACAATGCAATACTTTCATAATGATATAGAATATTGGAACCAAGTCCTTGACAGTTATAAACAGAAACGAGCTTATAACAATAGACTTAAATACCTTATTGACTATATGGAAAAACTAAAACAATTAAACATATCATTCCTCCAGGAGAAAATAAAAGTTCAAGAGATTGCATACGAGCAACGGCTAAAAACCAATGGTACAAATAATGTAACAAAATAA